CGGCTCGTCCTCGTCCTTGGGCAGCACGAACACCGCCAGGGCGATCAATGCGCAGCCGGTACCGCTGATCACTATGGACACCCACCAGTAGGGGTTATCCGCCACCAGGCAGCAGCCCAGCAGCACCAACAGGAAGCCGGTAATCACCAGAACCAAGCCTGCCTTTTCTCTCTTGGTCATTGGTTTGTCCTTTCTTGCAGTTGACTGCAATTTAGTATTTTCCGGCGTTGTATGCGTGGAACGCCGGGGCGAACACAGCCAACTTTGTGCCGTTCTCTCCAAGCTGAATGAGAGGGAAGCCCGGGCGGTGCATATACTTCCTGGCAGTCGGAATGCTGCAATTTAGGTATGCCGCCACATCTTCCGGACCAAGATACAGCTTTGTACCCTTGACCTTGACCTCTTCCTCTACAGCTTCGGCGGTGCGGATCAGGTCAATATAGCTTTGCAGGCGCTCCATACGCTGCTGCACGGCGGCGTCAAAGTCGTCCATTGCCAATGGGCTGTCCTTGTTGATGGGTACTTTCATTGCTATTCTCCTTTCTTGATTAGGCCAGCCCTTTGGGCAAGCGGCAGAGCCGCAAGCTGCCCGCTGCACGGCAAAAGTGCCGATTGCGATAAATGTGATGTTGGGTGGGGCGGGCACCGGAAGCAGGAACATAGGGGGTAAATTTGACAAAAAAGAAAAGAAGAAAGAGAAGAAATGAAAAAAGGTCCCGCTGCCTGCGTATCTCTGCCGCCGCCCAAAAGACTGGCATTGGTTGTGAATTGTTGCTATAATGATGTTATTATGACGAAAGGACGAAATCAGATGAAATTAAACAAAGACTGTGTAAGAGAGGTACTGATCTACCTTGAAGAACATCTCGGTTACAACGACCACTTAGACGCCTCTACAATTCAAATAGACCCATACACTTCTGAAGAAATCTTGTATACAATCAGCTTGCTGTCAGAGGCCGGATACATAAAGGCCGTCTCGGTTGCAGATCTATGCACCACACCAACATATTTTGTGGAATCCATCCTCATGCCAGGTCACGATCTGCTGGATAACATCCGAGATGACAATGTATGGAGAAAAACAAAGAAAATTGCTTCCAAATTTGCCTCTGCTTCTCTGAATGTTCTCTCATCCGTCGCAACCAGTGTCTTATCATCAATGTTGCTTAATCCACCTACCGTTTGAATTGGTGTTCCAGCACCTGGCGCAGGCACTTCTCCATATCCACTTCGGTGAATTGGATGTTCTTATCAGTCAAATAGTACAGAACCGCTCTTAGCCTCCAATGCGCCATCAGTGCACTGATCATCGCAACAGTGGAAATAAGAACCAATACAACAATCACTTTTATTCACCTCGCTTTAACTGCCTGCTTATCTAAGGGCTGGCTCTTATCAATTACTCGCATTTTTGCGAGTCTGACGGCAAAAAAATAGACTTCGCCTTATTTTTTGAAAGCTTTAACAATGCAGAAATCTGCTCTACCTCACCTATCTTGATACCCATAGGCCTTGCTTTCTTGCGGCTCCAGGTGCTTATATCAATATTAAGGGCCGCCGCAATATCGGCGTTAGACACATTCTTACGCTTCATTTCCTGTTCGAGTAGCTGAATGTTAACCATGTGATCACCTCCTTGATTTTGATTATACTCGCAAAAACGCGAGTTGTCAACACTTTTTTGCATTTTTGCAAAAATATTATTGCATTTTTGCAAAATGCTGATATAATGAATGTGAAAGGTATATGAAAGGTATGTATGAGGTGAATGAAATGGAAATTCACGACAGAATAAAGGCACGCAGAAAAGAGCTTGGCCTTTCTGCTGAAACTGTAGCTGAGAAACTGGGCGTATCGCCCGCTACCATATACAGGTATGAAAATAATGATATAAAGAAATTCCCTACTGAAATACTTGAACCACTCGCTAAGGTTCTTCATACCACACCGGCATATCTTATGGGCTGGGAAGAAAGCGCCACACCATTTCCTGACGATCAGGAGGAAATAGCCAAAGTGGCTCTATTCGGTGGTGACGGTGAAGTCACCGATGAAATGTGGAACGAAGTTAAAGGATTTGTAGAATTTATCAAAGATAAGAGAAAGAGAGAGAATGACAACAACTGAGTCCCTGTTCGATGAGATCGAGCGCAACAACATAGAGGTATATCTGGGCAGTATGCCCGCTGCCAAGTCTGCGTCTGCCAATATCGGCGATGATTATTACATAGCATTGGACGAGCAGAGCCTGGAGAGCACCGCAGAGGCCCGCTGCCGCCTGGCCCACGAAGCCGGGCACTGCATAACCGGGTCGTTCTACAACCTATATGCCCCGCTTGACCGGCGCAGTAAGCACGAACGCCAGGCAGATAAGTGGGCGGTGAAAAAGTTAATCCCCAAGGTCGAGTTGGAGGCGCAGCTGCGCCAGGGCTTGGAGCCTTACGAGCTGGCAGAATACTTCAATGTGACGGAAGAGTTCATCCATAAGGCACTGGAGTTCTACTTTGAGTGTGGGATTGCATAATCCACGGCACGCCGTGATTGTAGCTGTAATAACTTAATAGGAGAAAAAAGAAATGAAAAAAGAATATAAAATCCTTTTGTATGCATATCCGTTTATTATTGTGATTTCTATCTTGGCCACAGTAGGAGTACCGCTGTTTGCTTTGGCTGATGTAGCGTTTCTCGTGCTGTACTATTATATTTTGCAGAAGTCATTTTCAAAATTAAATATAATCAAAAATGCCGACGAATACGCGGCGTTTACGACTGCCAATGCAGATCAACGCGTGCAGGACGCCAAAGCGGCTGCGGAAAAAATGCGAAAAGAAACAGAGGACAGTTGTGCTCAAAAACTTCGTACTGTTGAAGATCAGATCAAAGATAAGAGAGAGCACGCCGCCCAGCGGGCTCGTGCTGCTGAACTGGAACTTGAGCACAAACAGAAATGCGTTGCTCAGCTAAATATTGAAATCCGCGATCTTAAAGATGAAATTGAAGTTGCGCAACGAGAAGCGGTTGCTGTTTCCTCTTCCGTCCCGGTAGACTATGATATATCGTCCGCTGAATATAAAGACAAATTTGCTCTTGCGCAACTTAATGAAAAGGAATGCATTTCCTCAAATAATGCCGTATCTGTGTATTCCGATGCGCCACAGTCTGTTGTAAATGCAAATGTGAAACAGATCCTGCGTTGCTTTAATTCGGAAACGGCGGCTATTATCAAGAATGTTACCACTCGGAACATTGACAGTGCGCGTTCTAAAATCATCAAGTCCTTTGAAATGCTTAACAGGATTTTTGCACCGGACGGAGTGGAACTCGACCGCCAGCTGCTGGAGATTAAACTGGAACAGCTCAACTGTATGTATGGCAATCAGGTGATGGCAGAGCGCGAAAAGGAAGAGCAACGCGCGATTCGAGAGCAAATGCTCGAAGAAGAAAAAGTGCGCCGTGAAATTGAACGCGAAAAAGCAAAGCTCGATAAGGAAGAACGGCAGTTCAAGAATGAAATTCAGAAACTCATGACTTATCTACATAAAGCGGATGATATTGAAAAGCAGCTTTATGTTGACAAGATAAAAGAACTGGAGGCGAAACTCGGCCTGTTAGAGCAAGACAGAAAAAATGTGCTCGACTGGGAGCAGAATACGCGCGCCGGCTTCGTCTATGTAATATCCAATATCGGCTCTTTTGGAGAGAATGTATATAAAATTGGAATGACACGACGGTTAGAGCCTATGGACCGCATAAAAGAACTCAGCAGCGCTTCCGTACCGTTTGAATTTGATGTTCACGCTATGATTTTCTCAGAGGATGCGCCGGCGTTGGAGACAGCTTTACACCGGCAGTTTGACGATCGGCGTATAAATCTTGTAAACAGCCGAAAAGAATTCTTCCGTGTTTCTCTTTCAGAAATTGAAAAGGTGGTAAAAGAAAACCACAATGCTACGGTCACTTTTACCGCCGTTGCCAAAGCGGAGGAATATCGTCAGACAGTAAGGCTTCTTGAAAGCGAGCAAGTATAAAATCGTTTCTTTAACACCAACAAAATAAAAAAGCCCTACCCTGCGCCAACAGGATAGAGCCGATAAGCAGGATTGTGTAATACAATACCCACCCAACACTGGTTATTGTAGCACAGCCCTGCTGAAAAATCAAGCAGGGCATTTTTGCGCCCTTTTTTAGGTGCTGCCCGCTGCTATATGCAAAGGAGAAGTGTGTACAATGCCAAGAAAAAGAGGAAACGGTGACGGAACCATCTATAAGATGGAAAGCAAAGGCCTATGGGCTGCCCAGCTGACTATAGGCGTGGACGCCAACGGCAAACCGAAAAGAAAGACGATATACGGTAAGCGGCAGGCAGATGTGCGGGCAAAGCTGGACGCGCTGAAAAATGAACTTGCCACCGGGTCGGTAATAGAGCCGGACAAGATCACCGTTGCCAAGTATATCTTATCGCTTGTCGAGACAGACCGGGCGCTAAACCAGATAGGGGACAACACCTACCTGCGCAAGCTGGCCAGCTGTAAGCGGATCGCCGCCAGCTCCGCCCACTGCAAGCTGTGCGGCCACCGCAAGTGACCCAATACCTTATAGAGATCACCAGTTGTTCCAATTCAGTGATCGCCAAGGACTATGCCCTGCTGGCCCGCTGCTTTCGCACAGCCCTTGACAATGACCTGATCCGCAAGGATCCTATGCGTGGCATGAAAAAGCCAAAGAGCAACAATGCCACCCGCAAGGTGCGTGCGTTGACCGTAGAGGAGCAGACCAGGTTTGTGCAGGTCATGAACGACCAAGAGCGTGGCTGCCGATATTGGGAGCAGATGATGTTGATGTTGTGCACCGGCATGCGTATGGGCGAGATCAACGCCTTAGATGTGCATGATGTCAACCTGACTTTCCGCACCGTGAATGTGCGGCGCACGGTGACCAAGGACCAGACGGACCACGCCGTCATAGGCACCAAGACTAAGACCTACGCCGGGCAGCGGCTTTTGAGCCTGACAGACGCCCCATATCGTATTTTGTCCGAATATATGGAACAGTGGCAGCCCAACCGTTTGGATCTGCTGTTCTACGACTTCAAAGGGCACAAGGTACTGACCACCAGCCAAGTGAATTTGCAATTTCAGCGTATCTTAAAAAAATACAATGTGCTGGATCCGTCCATACCCGGCGTTGTATCCTTGCACAGCCTGCGGCATACATACGCCACTCGCTGCATTGAGAGCGGAATGCCGGCGAAGGTGTTGCAAAAGCGCCTTGGCCACGCCAATATAGAAACAACGCTGAACACCTACTGTGATGTATTCGCTGATTATGAACAAAAGTACACAGAGGCAGCAGACGCCTATATCCAGCAGCTTACCCCGAATGCTCCACAGAAAAGTGCTGCACAGATATAAATAAGAAAAGATAAGTGCCCCCAAGGAAATGGCTTCCGCTTTTCGTGAGAAATGCGCTGCTGATGGCATTGCACAGGCACAGATTATCAAGCAGTCGATCGAGCAGTTCTTGCAGCAGTAACGGCGTTGCAGTACTGTTGCAGTACAGAATGGCAGAAAGCCCGCTGCTAAGCCAAATTTTACGCCTATATTCTTGTCACCTCGACCAAAAAGGACGGCTTTTTTAGCCGTCCTTTATTTCTTCCTGTTTCCATTTTTGGCTTAGTTAAGCCAAATTTCCGCTTGTGTAAAAAATGAGAGAAAATAAAAAACTTTTGGCGTTGCAGTACTCGTTGCAGTACTTGGTAATGCGAGGTATAGAAAAAGACCGGGCAGTTACTGAACTACCCGGCCTTTTTTTACATCAGCATTGTCGATATTGGAATTATGCGGATAATGTCACCATTTTTGGCTTTAATGCCAACAGAAAGTTGTTTGTAACGCAATCCATCATCCACTAAAACAGCTTCGATGATCACATAGTCCGCAGTTTCAACCAAATCTTTGGTATCTTCCACAATCATTTTTCATTCCTCCTTTGTTTTTTGTTATACTACAAAGGAAGATGTGTTGTCAAGCGTTTTTCATTGAACTTGGTAAAAATTGCAACTTACTCACTTGCCTCTATTTTTAGCCCAGTAAAGTTCATAGCTTCAAAAATCCTGTTAATATGCTCGAAAGCTATGTCCTGTATTTCATCAAGGCAATGATCAAGAATATAATCTCTTAGCTCTTTTGTATCCTCCGGATGCATATTACATTCATAAATAAATTCCGCAGTTGCGCTTACGATTTTTTCAGCGTCCTTCTTATCCTTTTCATACACAGACGCATTAAAAGCCAGCAGTAGAGTATCATCATCCCCATTCAATGGGAATTTGGGTGAAACAAAGCACTCTATTGCCAATTCTTCTTTTCCATCCTTAATCAACTTAGTATCAACTGCAATTTGACTTATTTTGTATGCTTGCAATTTCAAATTATAGTTCATTGATTTACCCCTCCGCTCGTAATTAGATTTCTATTTATGCCATAAGAAAATCCATCTTCGCCTGATTTATAGGCATCTTTATCAATGGAAAATTGTGGAGCATGCTCTGTCCGAGACAGCCTTGATGGGACAAGAAAAACAACCATTGGATCAGTCGTTTTTTTCAATGAGGCTCGCAATGCCTCATTCACATACGCATTTAATGTCATATCGCGTTTGGTTGCTGCCGCCCATATATCCCTGTGCAATTCCGGACTTACTCTTACATTGAATGAGCCGCTAAAGCTTTTGTTTGGATCTTTGCCCTCCTCTTCGCAAAATTCCAAATAATCGTCCACCGCCTCTTTGAAAGCTTGTTCCACCTCGCCTGCGTTTTCGCACTCAAATGTGACTAAATCACGAATGCCCTCTATTTTGCCGAAAAGGATTTGGTCTTCTTGGCTATATTCCACATTCGTAAAATACCCTTTGTACTGAATAACATTGCTCATTTAATATCACCATTCCTTTCCATAGCAGCAATTATGCTTCTAATCGCAGCTTTTCTAACATACGCATCGGATCCATGAGGTTTGTGAAGAAATATTGTCGTTTTTTCTACATCATCCCTCTTTATAAATCCTACTCGAGAACCAGATGTTTTCCCTTTATTATTCTCACTATAACCGTAATGTTTCATGATTTTTCTTAATTCCTCATAGGTAAAATCACTTGGAACTAACAAAAACCGTTCCCAGAGCTTTTCAAACTGGCTCAATCTTTCCCACCTCTTTGCAACTAATTTGCAGTTGCATTCTATCATAAGAGTATGTGAAATTCAATAAAAACATGAATTTTTTTATCTTTTTGTCATATTTTTTGATAAAAAACAAAAGAAGCCCACCGATTACTCGGTGGGCTTTCTGCTTTACTTGATGAATTTACGGTCAATATCCTTTTCCCATACACACAGCCAGCCGGAGGGGCAGCGCGCCCACAGGTTGCCGGTGGAGAGCAGCTTTGTCTCCAGCACGGTGATGGTGGTGCCTGCCCGGAACATAGCGTCTGCTTTCGACTTGCTGCTGGTTGCGTGTCGCCGGCCGTCCGTGGTCAGATCCTTGACCTTCTTGCGTCCGGCAGCAGCACCTGCGCCCTTGTAAATTCCCCGCACTGCGGTGGTGATGTATGTACCCGGCTTAACCGTCGGTGCCTTGGGCGCCGCCTTTTTGTAGTTGACATCGCTTTCCGCATACACCGCCTTGCCGCCTTTGGCGTTGGTGAACAGCCAAATGCCGCTCAAATCAGAGGCAAGCGCCGCAGGCTGCACATACACCTCCCGGCCATTCTTGACCTTTGTGTACTTCCGGCGGTTGGTCGTCAAGGTAAACTTACCGTCGTACCAGTAGGGATCCAGCACGATCAGGTTACCGCTCTTGTCCAGTCCGCCCACATACACA